GCACAAAGTTCACCTGTTTGCAATGCATCTAATACACGCAAGGTTTCTTCTGGTGAACGACCAACATTCAAGTTGTTTACAGTAACATGTTGAATCACATTGTCGGGGTCAACAATGAATGTTGCACGAAGAGCTGCACCAGCAGGTTCATAGAAACAACCCAATTGATTAATGAGTCCTTCATTCCAACGAAAGTCAGAATCATCACCAAGACGCTTTGGTGCATCACCAGTTTGATAACCATTACGAATAGTGTCAGCAAACTGAATGTGTTTAATCTTTTGCAAGTCTGGATGTGCTTTTTGCCATGCCACTTTACAGAATTCATTGTCAGTAGAACCAGTTAGCAATACTGCATCACGGTCATCAAAGTCTTGTGCAAGTTTATCATATGCAACAATCTCTGTTGGACATACGAATGTAAAATCTTTTGGATAATAAACAATTACTTTCCATTTACCTGGAAATGATTGTTCATTAATTGTAAAGAAAGCATCTTCAGGTTGACCTGGTTTTACACCTGTCAACACAAACGGTTCTAATTTTTCACCTACGGTTTTCATTTAAATCTCCTAATAGTTTAATTCAATTAGTATTACTGAATCGATAATACTTATTAATAGTTTACATGGAAATGAATCATTTGTCTAATGATTTTTTCCTATCTTCCTCATCGATTTTTTTAATAATTACTTTGCCATCTTTTTCGGAGATATCTAATGTGTCGCCTTCTTTCCAACCCATTTCTTCCAATAACTCAGGTGGCAATTCAACGATTGCATCACCATTATCGCATATTTCAATCACCTTTGCGGTAAATGTGTTAGACTTTTTCAACTTTCACTCCTGCTTTTTCCAAGAATTGTATGCCATTTTCGTCACGGTAACTGTTGCGATAATAAACAGAATCAATACCGGATTGATAAACCAATTTTGCACAGTCCAAACAAGGAGCATGAGTGACAAAAAGAGTAGAACCGAGGCCAGATTCAGTAGACCTTGCCAACTTAGCGATTGCATTTGTTTCAGCATGTAACACCTCAGGTTTGGTTTTTAACCTATATCGCCTAGCATAACCTAGGTCAGGATTAATATCTTCTTCTTCAAAAGGCCATTGTTGAACTATCTCATCTGGACTTAACCAACCGCCAGCATCTCTGGACATATAGTCCTCATGCTCACAGTTGTTATTCCAACCTGAAGGCATACCATTGTATCCAATAGAAATGATACGATTATCTTTTACGATAATCGCACCAACATGTAATCTTTTTGCACTTGAAAGTTCCGCAAATACTTCTGCGGTTTTCATGTATGCATTAATGAACTTCTGTTTCATTCAGAAGCTTCTTTGCGATTTTTCTTTTCGGATTTGTATGGTTGTGCGCCAATGATTTGTGCTTGAATCATGGCATTTTTGAATTGGTTGCGTTTCACAGGGTCAACAATCGTTGCCATGTATCGCTTTGTTTCTTTACTCAGTTTAAAATTTTTATCACGCTTCATCATAATCTCCATTATAAAAGCGGGGCATTGCCCCGCCATGTTTACGCCACTTTCTGCTCTTGCAGAAGTTGTGGTTTGAACTCTTTCAAACTTTCACCAATAGCAATCTTGCGAGGTTTCTTATGTTCAGGAACAATATTCTCCAAACCAATACGAAGAATACCATCTTTGAACTCAGCACCCTTCACTTCAACTGTGTCGGCGATTGTAAGAGTTTTAGTGAAAGACCTCGTACCAATACCTTTGTGTAGATATTGCACACCGGTGTCTTTATCTTGTTTTTCACCCTTCACAGTTAATGTTGCTTCTTCAACAGAAATTTCAATTTCTTCTTTTGAAAATCCTGCAACAGCAAGTTCTACAACATAACGGGATTCATCTAACTTGATGATATTATGTGGGGGGAAAGTGGTTGCTTTTTGAACATCCATGCTCAATAGTTTTTCAACATCGTCAAAAAACTTTTCATAACCCAAAGTTGTATTATACAATGGGGTAAATGATACACGATTAAGTGTCATAGTTTATCTCCTTTTAAGCGAGTTTACAAAAATGTGACCCATTAGGCGCCACAAATTTATTTATTCACGATTTCGTATGCTAATCGGTTAACTAGAAATTTTCTTCCTGGATTTTCTGCGTGATAAACCAGGACGAATTCGTAGTTACCTTCTTTACGAACATCATCATAATTATCGGTATAAACAACCTCGGTTGAATACCTATTCTTCAATTTTGTTACTTTCACTTTTTTGTCCATGATAATTCACCATGTCAATACTCTTGTGTTTTCTTACCAATATTATATTTCGTAATTAGTTGCCATTCGTCTTTTTCTTTGAATGAAATAATCTTTATTTGATGTAAAGGTGCAATATTGTCTTTCATCAAAGAAGGATTCATAACCTTCACAAGACCCCATTCTTCTAAAAGTTTGGCAATAGCATTTCGTCTTTGAATATCATTTTCAGAAATATTGGAAGGTTTACCATCCAATGCAAATAGTTCCTTGAAATGCACAATATAATACTTGCCTTGCTTGTGTAGAATGTGGCACGATTGATACAACACTTTTTCCTTGCGTGAAGAAACGCCAATTCTGGTAAGTGTTTCTCTTACCTTCAAAAAATCGTCTTGTTCAGTCAAGGTGACTTCTACAAATTTAGTCAAGTCTACCATCATTACCTCTTAGTCAATCCACCCGTTTGGGTTTGTTCTTTTAATTGTTGGATTTGTTCTTTGCTAAGTAAGCGATGCGCCTCACGGGCTTTTGTGTCGGAGAATCCAAAGACAGTCTTTATACATTCCAAATCGTCACTTTTTTCAGCTTTTACCCACTTCGCAAACGGTCGCTTCTGCGACCTGACGGTATTTAGTAAAAAGTCGTTTTGTAGTTTCTTATCCAGAAAATGTCTGCGGTTCATCTCATTTGCATACAATATGCAGTCTTTATGATAAGATAGACTACGATTTACAAGGAAAGGTGCATAATCTTTCTCTGTAATCTCATCGACAATTAGTTGCTTCTTGTTTTGTAGTATCGCATTTACATAATCAAATGGGTTACTCATGTCAGCATCCTTATCAGACCAACGGTATCGATTGTAGTGAGTAAAACATAATTAGCAAGGAGGCCAAATGATTTCCGAGTATAAGCAGCCCAAGCATACAAAGCACACCCAACAATCCAAATAGGATAAAGAACAAGTAACGGAGGGTTCGGTACCGTAAGAGCCATCGTAATACTACAGCCAATGCTAATAGCCCAAGCAACAAGTTCAACAATAAAACGCCAACGATTAGACTGCCAATCATCTTTTATCCATTCGAATATTCCGTTAAATATATCATTCATACAAACTCACAATTCACCATCAACTCAGTCAAGCAAGCGACAGTATTGATTTCTTGGTCTGCAACAAAGGCAGCCTTGTATTGGTAATCTGCAAGAATTAAAACTGCTTGTGGAATTGATGTGGGTTTCATTGTATCATACAATGCATCATATAACTTACGAAACAATGTATTACTATCAATCTCATTTGATGCGACCCACTTACGAATTGCACCAAAGTCTTTAGAGGAGACATACTTTACAATCTCCGTAATTGATACATCTCCAATTTGTGCAAGGATGCCAGTATCAATCTTACCAAACTGTGAGTATCGTTGAAGTTCATTTAGAACACGGCGAAAGTCTGGAAAATGTTTCTTTACAAGTTCAGCAAGAACCTTGTCATCCGAGTCAACTTTTTCACTTTGCAAAATCATCTGAATTCGTTTAAAAAATGCAGATGCCATCTTGGCCTTCTCACCATTCTTCAAACCAAAATCAATTACTGCACACCGTGAATGGAGTGGTTCAATGATTCGATTCTTATAGTTACAAGTAAAGATGAACGAACAGTTCGGTGCGAATTCTTCAATCGCATTACGAAGTGCCGGTTGTGTTGAGTTTGGATTTAGATAGTCTGCTTCGTCAATAATGATGACCTTGCGACCACCAGACAACGACATTGATGAAGCATAGTTCTTAATCTTGGTACGAAATGTATCGATACCAGATTCATCAGAACCATTGATGACCATAAAGTCACAACCAATCTCATTGCACATGGCTTTTGCAACAGTAGTTTTACCTACACCTGCACCGCCACTCAGCAAGAGATTGGGTATGCTTTGTTGGTTTACATATTCTTGGAAAGGCTTTTTAAGTCTTTCAGGAAGAATACACTCCTCGATTGTTTTTGGACGATACTTCTCTGTCCATAACAGATGTTCCATAATATAAACCTTTCACAAAAATCATAATTTAATTTGATGTGTTCAATCGAGCAACAACATCAAGAATTGGTTCTTTCAATTGAATCGAACCTTTAAGTGTTTCAACAACTGTATTGGAATCTGTTTCGTAAACACTTGTCACATGGCGATTATCGATTGCGACTTGTTTTCCATAACTGTTAGTGAACCATATCAACATTAGGATGCCTCAAATTTAGAACCTGCTTCAGTAGAAATATAATACTGGAGTGGAACATTTTTGTTCTTAAAGTGTGATACACCTTTTGAAGAAATACGAACCTCATATGAACCTGGCATCACTTTAGTTAGGTTCTCAGTTTTAAAAATCATCTTAAACTTGTTACCATTACCATCTGCAATTTCAAGTGCATCGGTGTGAGCAGAATCATTTTGCAAGTCTAGTGTAACGATACTAACTTTTTTACCATCAGATTCAATTGCAATATGTGGTGAAGAAAGAACAGAAGCGGCACGAAGAACCCAATCAAAATCTTCCGATGAAAG